GGAGGCGACGGTGCTGACGGCTTACCCATGCTTCACCCTCAGTAGGTCGGCCCGCCGCCACCAATCGCGGGAGGCTGCATCATGTTTGGCGTTTGCGGCTGCGGCTGCCCGCCCAGGAGCGGCGGCGCCCCGAAGTTCGGCCCGCCCGGCACCATGCCGCCCGGCTGCATCGGCTGTGTCATCGACTGCGGCATCAGCCCCGGCGTCGGCGCGATGCCGGCGCCCGGCGTCTGCGGCGCCATGCCTGGAGCGGCTCCCGGCTGCTGCACGCCCGGAGGCTGCATGCCGCCCGGCGCCGGGATGCTCGGGCTCTGCTGCGGCATCGCCGAGCGCGGCGGCGGGTTCTGGATGTTCATCAGCGCCTGTGTGATCGCGTTGCGCTGATCATTGGTCGCTTGCGGCAAGTATTGCTGGGCCAGACTTTGCAGATCCATCACGCAGCCTCCTCGACGTCGATCGGCGCATCAACGAGATGATGCTTCAGCCGCTCGTTGAACTTGTTCTCTGCCCAGTCCTCGACGGTCAGCGTGGCGATCACGCCGTCGCGCTCGCGGCCGAACAGCCTGGGAAACAGCATGAAGTTGTAGCCGTAGACCGCGAGCTGGCGCAGCAGCCGCTCATTCTCGGCCGGGATCCGCATTGCCACCATCTGGCAGCCGCACTGGTGGAACGGGCACTGGTGCATGCGCCCGACCATGCCGCGCTGCAGCCAGTGCGCCGTCGTCGCGGCGCCGCTCATCTCGATGATCTCGGCCTCGGGATCGTAGTTGTGATAGACCATGCCGGCGATCAGGCGGTCCTGCTCGTCGATCACGCCGATCGTCCTGCACTCCCCGAAGCCGCGCCGGCAATGCGGGATCAGGCTCGCGACGAACTGCGAGATCAGGGCGTCATAGCCATAGACGTAACGCAGCGTCACGGCATCCACCATGCCTTGGTTTCGGGTTTGTAGGCCGCCTCTGCGGCTTGGTTCTCCTGGATGCGCTGCGCGATCGCGTTGCGCCGGCCCTCGACGTCGTACGGCCCGCCCTGGCTGAGCGAGATCAGCGCCAGCGGGTCGACCTGCCCGCGGTCGTCGCCATAGCGCAGCTTGTCGGGGATCCTGCCGGCGCCGTAGACGTCAGTGCCATAGCGACTGGTCTTCTGCGGCGGCTGCCACTGGTTCGGCATGCGCAGCGCGTCGACATCGCTGTAGCTCACCGGATTGTTCTGCGCGTGCCACGCCGACACCGCCTGCTCGCTCGGCGCGTAGCCCTTGATGTAGGCCGGTGCAAACAGGCCGTTGAGTGAGCCCTCGGGGTTATAGTTGGCGAACATGTCGCCCATCGGCTGCTCGGCCGGGGCGGCAGCCGCTGCCGCTGCGGCGGCTGCCGGTGCTGCGATTGGCAGTGCCATAGCTTCGCTCCCTATACGTTGATGCCGCCCGGTTCGAACGTGGCGGCGATCGCGATCAATTCCACACTCGGCTTAACCTGCTGCGCCACCGTCACCTGGACGATCGGCGCATGCACAAACCCGCTCTTGCCGATCGACACCCAACCGGTGCTGCGCACAGCTGGCGCAGCGACAGCGGTCGGCTGATCCCATCGCGCGTCATCCCACAGGCCCTGATCCCACACCTCCTGCAGGCCAGGATCCGCGCCCGCCTGCGGCGGAGGCGGCAGTTTGAGAACGAAGTCAGTCGCAGCGGACAGCTGCGGCTTGAACGGCTCGCGCCCGGTCGCAGAGAACGAGGCGCGCGCCTGCAGCCATGTTGTCGTCGCCGGCTGCGATCGCAGCGCGCCCCACCCCCCGACCAAGGTCGCAACGTAGGGGATCTTAGCATGATTGCCGTCGTCGTAGCCGGTGCGGTCGGCCGCCATCACGATGCCGGACTGGGTGCCGAAGTACAGCTCACCGCGCAGCTTGATCCAGCACGTCGCGTCCCATCCGACGAAGCGTGCCCAGGCGCCGGTCGCGAGATTGATGACCGCGCACAGCCGCTTGCCGGCGACACCATACGGCCATGTCACGAACATGCCGCCGTACTCGTCCCACTTCTCCATCGTCCAGGGATGCTCGCGCTTCTCCATCACCTCGGCGCGCCACATCGGCTTGATCGGGCGAGAGATCGCGGCCAACTCGAGTTGGATCTTGTCCTTGGTGATCGCCCCCGACACCGGCACGAGGCCGTCGACCGTCGCGATCAGCAGGTCGCCGCCGGTCGGGTGGTGAGCGTTCATGCCGAGCGGCGCCGAGATCTCGAACCGGCCCTCCTGGCGCCAGTTCGCAGGATCCGCCGGGTTGCTGCCAGTGAACACAAGCAGCTCTCCCTCCGTGGTCGCCACGACCATCTTGTCATCGACACCATCTCCAGCGTCGAGTGACCAAGTGGTGCCGAACAGCAACCGACCGCCTTTGGTTGCGGCGCCCGACAGCGGCACCAGCGACAGCGCGCCTTGCACCGCGTTGAGTGGCAGGTACCAGACGTTCATCGACCCGCCCTCGATGAAGAACAGGCGGTTGCGATACTTCCAGACGTAGACGAGATTGCCGCCGGCCTCGACCGTGCTGCCGAGCGGGCCGGTGATCTCGCCGGCGTCGAGCGTCTCCCAGGCCGCGCCGTCGTAGCGCAGCGGGGCGTCGCCGGCGTCGTTGACCGCGATCAGATAGTCGCCGCTCGCGTTGGCGAGCTGTGAGGCCGCATAGTTGCCTGACGTCTGGCCGGCCTTGACCAGGATCGGCCCGCCGAACGTGACGTCGAACAGCTTGGTCTGCTGCGCGGCGAACATGTGCTGGTTGTTGCCGCTGACGTACTCGAACGACGAGATCACCGGCAGGCGCAGCGGGCTCGGCACCGGCGGCACCGGTTCGTCGAGCGCGTGCAGGTCGCAGTGCCGGATGTAGCCACCGCGCAGCTTCACGCCGCGCATGGTCGACACCCAGTTATCCTGGACGATCGCCCCGCCCGGCTGCATGAACGCTTCGTTCTCGTGCAGGCAGATCCCGCGCGTCGGCGCCGGCAACAGCGTCGGCTGCAGCCGCTGCATCGCCTGCTGCGGGACCGGAGCGCGTCGGCCGTACTGATGAATGCTCATTGCAAACACACCGCGAGGAAGGCGGCGCTGCCGCCGGATATCGATCCCGAACAGTTCACGCCAATGTTCAACGGGTTCTGTCCGCTGTCGAACTTCTGTGACGCAACTGTCGCGCCATAGCCGGTCACCCGCGCCCCGTTGCTGTTTTGGGTCAGCCCAGACCAAGTGAAAGTTCGCGCGGCGCCCCAGTACCCGCAGCGCGTCGCAACGACGATGCCACCACCTGCAGGAACGACAATGCCGCTATTCGAATAGTTCTGCGTCGTGTGGTTCGTCACCCCCTCGCTGTCCACCATCACAGGCAGTGTTCCTTGGTCGATCCTATAGCAATCGATTGCCCAGCCACCGAGCGATTGCGCGGCCGATGTTGACACAACAACATTGCCGACGCTGCCGCTCGGGACCGTCGCCAGAAACGCAGCCGCCTTTTCAGCGTTGGCGAGGTGGTGTTTGATGAGCGTAGCCGAGACACCAAGAATGGTGCAGGTCGTGATTGGGTCGCTGTTGAAGTACGACATAGAGGCGATAACCAGAACGTGCCGATTGGCTGATGCCGCGCCAAAGTCGAAGCTCCTTGTGAGTGTGGCATTTCCGCTGGCAGTGGTGTCTCTCGCATTGCCGATATACGTCAGCGCCAGCGCGGGCGTGACAGAGCGAAACAGTGGCGGCGGGACCAGCAGCATCAGACCACCTTCAGAATTGTGAGGCAGGAGAAGTCAGCAGTGACGATGCACGAGCACAAGAACTTTGACGTCGTCGTCGTGTCGAACGCGCCATCGACTTTCGTCCAGCCCGACGTCGTGATCGCGCCAGCGCCGGATGCGTTGATGACGGTCAGCGTGTACTGACCCGTGTTCGAGCCGGGCGCGATTGTGCCCGCGCCGTTGTTGGTGATCTTCTGGATCGGGCGGTCGCCGGGGTCGGGCGTGATCGTGACGCCCGACAGGTTGCCAAGGTCTTTCGGCGTGATGCGCGCGCCGCCCGTGATGCTCTGATCCTCGACAGCAGCGGCCAGCTTACCGCCAGCCAGCGCGTCGACGTACTCCTTGCTGGTCGCGTGGTTGGCATAGACCGGGACTTTGTCCAGCAGATAGACCGGGTGGGTGAAGGCGAACGACACGGTGTCGAAGAGGATGTAGCTCGACCCGGTGTTACCGAACTGGATCAGCCCCTGCGCTGGCTGGCTGAGATGGCTCCGCTTGACCCACAGGTCGTTGCTAATATCGACAACGCCGGACGAGAACGCTCCGCTGATGTTCAGCGGCCCGCCCCACAGCGTGTAGGCGGAACCGTCGTAGTAAAGGTAGTTGTCTCCTGATCCGAAGTAATAGATGCCGACCGCCGACCCGGCACGCACCACGCCATTCACGGTCAGGTTGCCGGTGATGATGCCGCCAGCCGTGTCGAGCTTCGTCGTGTCGCTCGGGTGGCGGTGGTCGCCGCGCGTGTAAGCGGTCGACGACCCCGCGGCCGCGGCGCCGTCCATCAGCGGCGCGGCGTCGCTCGGGGTCTGCGGCGCGCCGGCCGGGCCCTGGATGCCCTGCGGACCCTGAATACCCTGCGGGCCAGGATCACCCTGCGGGCCCTGTGGGCCCTGCGAGCCGGTCGCACCCGTGGTGCCCGCGGGGCCTGTCGGACCAGCTGGCCCAGGCACGGTGCTGTCGGCACCGGCCGGACCAGGGTCGCCCTGCGGGCCCGCTGGCCCAGCAGGCCCTGGCACGGTGCTGTCGGCGCCCGTGGGCCCCGGATCGCCTTGCGGGCCGGGCGGGCCTGCGGGCCCGGGGACGTCGCTGACGCCCGGGACGCCCTGCGGCCCGGCAGGGCCGGCCGGGCCTGCGGGCCCTGCGGGCCCTGGGACATTGCTGACCCCAGGCACGCCCTGCGGCCCTGGCGGTCCTGCGGGCCCTGGCGCGCCATTGGGCCCAGGCGGCCCCGGCAAGCCGGAAGAGCCGGGCGGCCCGGCGGGGCCCATCGGCCCCTCCAGGGCGACGCTGAAGGCAGCTGTGCCCGGCGGGGCGCGACCGTCGTTAGTAAAGGGCATTGCCCCCTCCAAACACCGGCCGATCGACCAGGATAGGAGCGGGGCTATCGGCGCCGGAGGCGACGTTCAGGGCATCACCGTAGGTGCCCATGTCCTCGGCGTACGCCGAACCCTTCTGGGCCTTCCATTGCCAGATCATTCCAAGCCTGAGCACGCGCTCGCTGAGCACGAAGCTGTCGTCGTCGGCCAGGAATGAGCTGCCGAAGCCGCCGGCCGCCAGCTTGATGCAGTTGCGGTGCAGGTAGGCGAACATCGCCTCCTGGCCGACCAGCATGATCGGGCGGATCACCATCTGGCCGTTGAGCAGGGTCCACTCGCCGCGACCTTCGACCGTGTTGCTGATGCGCCGCTTCACCCACTCATCGGGATTGGCGATGAACCGCATCGGGCTCTGGGTGTAGGACGAGTGCCAGACGTTGGACGACAGCAGCATGCGCTGATAGTCGGCCGGCAGATCGAACTCGCCGGTGCCGGTCACGAAGCCGTCGACACCCAGCACGCCAGTGCCGGCGAAGATGTGGGTCTTTCGCAAGCGCGTCCACTCGCGCGTATCGAAGGCAATGCGCTGTGCCATCTCGTTGGCGAGCGCGACCATCTCCTGCATGGTGCGGTTGGCGCTGATGCTCGTAAAGACGCTGGTCGGCAATTCGACGCCGACGACCGCGCAGACATCTCGCACCACCGTCAACAGCGACATCAGGCTGCCTTGGTTTTCTCCGGTCGAGCGTCCATCGCCATGCGCAGCAGCGTCTTGCGGTTCAGGTTGCCCTGCGGCGCATGACCGGTGTGCGTGGTGACGTACTCGCGGATCTGATCGGTTGTCATGTCGTCGAATTGGCTCTCGCCGGAAGCGACAGCGAGTGTGCGTTGTTTGAGCGCGTCGTTGTCGTCGATCAGCGTCTGATTGACGGCGCGCAGCGCCTCCAGCTCGGCCTGCAGCTGCGTGCTCGGCGCGTGCGCCTCGCCGGCCTTGATGTATTCGATCGCCGCGTTCTTCATCTCGCGGCCGCCGTGGCCCAGGTTCTTCAGCTCCTGGCCGTCGACTGCGGCGAGCGCCTCGACAGTGTAGATGTTGAGCGCCCGCAGCTCAGCGCGCCGGCCCTCGGTCAGGAACTGCGCAAACGCCAGCGGTGTGCCGCTCTTGGTCTGCGCGGCGTGCGCCTTGAATTGCTGATACTGCCGAGAGAACCGCTCGGCGTAAGACACCTTGACCTGCTCGCCGGTGTGCGGATTGACCGCCCAGTGAGAGAACGCCGCCGCCGGGAATACGCTCACTGAGCGCGAGCCGGCGAACCGGATCTCGACAACCTCGACGTCGTCGTAAATCGGCCGACC